ACGTTGCGTAACTTGAGCGCGACTTCATACTCTGAAGCCGTTATCATCAATTTCGCAATTATTCACGGCGCAAGCTAAACGGCGGGGCTTCGGCCCCTCCTACTGAGGTTTACGATGGCAACATATTCCGCTGGTGAACAGATCAACCGCGCCTTGCGTTTGCTTGGTGTACTGGCAGAAGGTGAAACGACATCGGCGTCAGTGATGCAAGATTCACTGACTGCAATGAATCAGATGATTGATAGTTGGAACACCGAACGACTGTCAACTTTCAATACACAAGATCAAACGTATCTTTGGACCCCAGGTCTGATCACGCAGACGCTTGGTCCGTCTGGTGACTTTGTTGGCAATCGTCCGGTTCTGCTGGATGACTCGACGTACTTCCGTGATCCGTCTACGAACGTGTCGTATGGCATCAAGTTCATCAACCAGCAACAGTACGATGGGATCGCGGTCAAGACCGTGACCTCCACTTATCCACAGGTAATGTGGATAAACATGGAATACCCCAACATCACGATGACGATCTACCCCAAGCCTACGCGGGTTTTGGAGTGGCACTTCATTAGCGTTGAAGAGTTGATGCAACCAGCTACGCTGGCAACTATTTTGGCTTACCCGCCGGGTTATCTGCGGGCGTTCACTTACAATCTGGCGATGGAAATCGCGCCTGAGTTTGGCGTTGAACCGTCAGAGCAGGTCAAGCGGATCGCCATGACCAGCAAACGCAATCTCAAGCGCATCAACAATCCTGACGATGTGATGGCAATGCCGTACTCGCTGGTTGCGACGCGCCAGCGCTTTAACGTCTACGCCGGTAATTATTGATGAAAACGCCGATTCTGGGATCGGCGTATGTTACTCGCAGCATCAATGCTGCGGACAACAGAATGGTCAATCTGTTTCCTGAGATCATTCCTGAAGGCGGCAAAGAACCAGCGTTCCTAAACCGCGCTCCTGGCTTGACCCTGCTTTCTACCGTTGGCACCGGCCCTATTCGTGGGTTGTGGACGTTTAACGGTGTTGGTTACGTTGTCAGTGGGTTAAGTCTCTACAGCATAAACAGTAGTTACGTTGCGACGTTTCTGGGTACGGTGTCTGGCACCGGGCCGGTCAGCATGGCTGACAACGGAACCCAACTCTTTATTGCTTGTGGTGGCCCAAGCTACATCTACAACTCGCTGACCAACGTATTTGTTCAGATCACCGATCCAGACTTTCCCGGCGCGTTGACCGTTGGATATTTGGATGGATACTTTGTTTTCATTCAGCCAAACAGCCAAAAGGTCTGGGTAACTGCGCTGCTGGAAGGAACCGATATTAACCCGTTGGATTTTGCCAGCGCAGAAGGTTCACCAGATAATCTGGTCAGCATGATCGTTGACCACCGAGAAGTGTGGCTGTATGGCACTAACTCGGTTGAGGTCTGGTACGACGCCGGCAACGCAGACTTCCCGTTGCAGCGTATCCAAGGCGCGTATAACGAAATTGGTTGCGCTGCAACATTCTCAGTAGCCAAACTAGACAACGGTTTGTTTTGGCTTGGCGCTGACGCTCGCGGGCAAGGCATCGTCTACCGCGCCAACGGATACACCGGCCAACGAATTAGCACCCACGCGATTGAATACGCAATTGCTCAGTACCCGATCATCAGCGATGCGGTCGCGTACACGTACCAGCAAGAAGGCCACGCGTTCTACGTCTTGACGTTTCCATCGGCCAACGCCACCTGGGTGTACGACGTATCTACACAGGCGTGGCATGAGCGAGCGGCGTTCTCTAACGGTCTGTTCTTGCGGCACCGCAGCAATTGCCAGATGGCGTTTAACAGCGAGATCGTTGTTGGCGACTTTGAAAACGGCAACCTGTACGCGTTTGACCTAGATGTTTATGCTGACAACGGTAGCGCCCAAAAGTGGCTACGCTCCTGGCGGGCGCTCCCAAGCGGGCAGAACAACCTGACCCGCACCGCGCATCATAGTCTGCAACTGGATTGCCAAAGCGGTGTCGGAATCAACAACAGCGGTGGAACTGACCCAACGTATTTGTTGACCGAAGATGGTTTGTACCTTACGACCGAAGGCGGCGATTACTTGGTAAGCGTGGCTGAAGGCGCACCAACGGTCGGATCTGACCCGCAAGTTATGCTGCGTTGGTCAGATGATGGCGGCCACACTTGGTCAAATGAACATTGGGCGACGCTTGGCAAGATAGGCGTTTACCAACAGCGCGTGTTTTGGCGTCGCCTTGGCATGACGCTCAAACTGCGCGACCGAGTGTATGAGTTGTCCGGTACAGATCCGGTCAAGATCGCCATTATAGGGGCTGAACTCCACGCTAGCGGGACTTCTTCGTAATGCCCGTTATCAATAACATCACGCAGATTCCCGCGCCTAGGGTTGATTTTATTGACCAACGCACCGGGTTGATGTCGCGTGAATGGTATCGTTTCTTTCTGAACCTGTTTACGCTGACCGGATCTGGCGCAAACGCGACCGCAATTGAAGACTTTAACTACGACCCGATTGGGTCGCAAGTAACTGAACTTTACAGCATGGTCAACACGCTGGAACTCGGCCCGGTTGGTCAACCAGCGTTTGATAGCGGAGTTGTCCAGGTCAACACCGGAACGGGTCTAACGGGCGGTCCAATCGTTTCAAGCGGCACGATCAGCATTGACAACACGGTTGTAACGCTAACAGGTACACAAACGCTGACCAACAAGACCCTCAGTGGTCTTGCCAGCGGGTCAACAGTCAAAGACAGCGCCGGCAATCTGTACGGGTTTGGCTTTCGGACCATGCCGCAGTCGAGCAATACTAGCGGAACGCTGGTTTTGTCTGATAGCGCCAAACATCTTTACCTGACCGGCAACGTCACCGTCCCGCCCAACAGCAGCGTGGCTTTTGAGATCGGTACGGTTATCAGCGTGGTGAGTAACGCCACGGCGCTGGTCATTCAAGCAGGATCAGGCGTCACGCTCAAGTTGGCTAACTCAACGTCTACCGGCAACCGATCTGTCGCGTCTAACGGTGTCGCCACCATGATCAAGGTCGCAACCGACACTTGGTACGTCTTTGGTCTGGGTGTGACATGAGTGGCTTTCTGGGTATGTTCACCTACGGCGGCGCAGCCACGCCCTCGGAGTACATCGCCTATTCCACGGCAATCGTCGGGCGTCGAGTGTCTGCGTATCCTTGGTCTGATGCGTCTGGGTTTGGCACAATCTTCAGCACCACCGCGTCTATCAACGCGCTAACCAACGAAGCCTCGCGGGTGTCTTTTACTAAGGACAACTCGCTGTTTAGTTTCAGCAACACAACCGGCGCGTTTGTACACGTTTGGCCTTGGTCATCGTCTGGGTTTGGAACTAAGTATGGCAACCCATCTAGCGCATTATCGCCAACCGGCGCGGGTACGTCGGGCCATACTTGGACGCCGGCAACAGACGCGTTTCTGACCATTAACATTGCATCGCCCAACAGCGCCCCGCAAGCCTGGGCGTGGTCGGGCGGCTTTGGCAGCAAGTATTCCAACGGCTCAAACGTTGCTGGTTTGGGTGCTGGCATTAGCATGAATGCTGCCGGGACGCAGGTTGTCGTGTCCCACGCCGGTAGCCCGTACATCTCCATGTACCCATGGTCTGGCGGGTTTGGCACCAAGTACAGCAATCCGGCAACGCTGCCAACAGGAGCGCCAACTGCGGGTGCAGGGCCTCCTAGCGGTGTAAACGTAGGTTTTAACCCGATAACAAACGACGTAGCCATTGGTTACACCGTGTCTCCGTACATCACTGCGTACCCGGTGACTAGCGGCGGATTTGGCACCAAATACGCTGACCCGTCATCGCTGCCGGTAGGCACAACGGACTCGCTAAAGTTTGCGTCAACCGGCACGTTGTTGGGCGCGGGTTCTGCTGCGTCGCCTTACATCACAGTTTGGAACTGGTCTTCTGGTTTTGGGTCAAAGTATTCCAACCCATCTACGTTGCCATCGACGGCGACAACCTCAATGGATTGGTCAAGCACTGCTGATAGTATTGTGACGGCTGGCAATACAACAACCCCGTACACCTCTGTGTATCCTTGGTCTGGTGGATTTGGTACTAAATATTCAAACCCCGCAACGCTTCCTACTACCGCCTTGGCCGTGGCCTTCTCTAACCAATCAAGATGATTACTAACGACGAAAAACTAGCCTCGGCGATCATGAACGCCTATTACCGCGAGATGGAAATCCACGCGTATCAGGTGAACATTGAGAACTATTCTGCTATGCTACTTGCGTTGCCATCTGAAGATTGGCCGCAGGATTGGGTAGCGTTCAAGGGCGTTAAGGTCGAGGA